TCACAAACGTGATTGATCTGCCACGATGGCTACAAGCCGACTTTAACTAGGAGAAAACACTATGGCTAATACTGACTTCAAAAAAATGCTCCTTCGCAACCTTGAGTTAAAATATCCCCGCCTCAACACGACCTATCGCTATAGCACTGCGGAGAAGCGCAGTGAGGAATGTGCGCCAACAGCTCAAGGCGCTACATATTCCATCAGTTGGGAAATGGGCAAAGATGAAGCTAAAAAGCTGCACGGTGAGCTAAAAGCACACTATGAAACGTGCAAAACAAAAGGGCCGTTTAGCAAGGTCTTTGGCATGAAAAAGCTAGAAAACGGTAACTATGAGTTTAAGGCCAAGAAAAACGGCGTTAATAGACAGGGCAATGTCAACAAAAAACCTGAAGTCGTTGACGGCATGAAGCAACCTTTGGCAGATGTTAAGTTCTGGTCTGGCTCCAAAGGTAATATAATAGTAACTGCGTACCCTTCCAGCAACCCGCAAACAAATCCGCCAGAATACGGCATCACACTGATGATCGAAAAAGTACAGGTCACTCACGCAGTATACGGCGGCGGTGGCCTAGATGATTTCGATGAAGTGCCAACCACAATGGAAGGCGGCGTTGAAGAAGCTCTTGATGACTTTGGGATAGTAACAACGCCAACAGAAGCACCGGCGGCTGATGTGCCTGCGAAGCTAGAAGACGATGAAATCCCATTCTAGGCAAAAGAAAACCCCTGCCAGTTGGGACACTGGCAGGGGGTACTAGGAAAAAAGTCCGGTGTGTGTGGTGGAAAGGGTCCGAACATGAACAGATTAACAAAAACGAGCGAAGTTGGCAAGCAGCAGCTTCTGTTAGCGCACGGTGCGCTTGATACAAAGATTAACCAAAAATACGCAGAGTATGACGGAATAGATTTAGCTAACTTAGCCAACCTCGTAAGCGAGCCGCAGGCCAAGGAAAAATCCGATGCCTCATTCATCATTCCCTCAACATACCGCAATCACGATGGCAGGAATCACGCCACGCAACGCGAGCATGGCGAATACTGGATGCTGGCCCTAGATGTGGATGAAGGTGATCCCTCGCTAACCGAGCTGCGCACAGCCGTTTCCACAGTCACAGGTGACGCATCCGCGCTGATCTATTCGTCATCCGGGGCCAGCGAAGACAACCGCAAATGGCGCGTGCTAATTCCATTGGCCGAGCCGATCAGCGGTGAAGATTACGCTGACGCACAGCTTGCGTTCTTCGATCTTATGCAGCGAGAGAATATAATATGCGATGCAGCTCTCTCTCGCACTGGGCAGCCAATTTATGTCCCCAATGTGCCGCCAGCGCGCAGAGATGAGTTCGGCACGCCGAGCTTTTACCACGGTGTGCGCCACAGAGGCGGTGGCCTGCTGATCCCAGCCGAAAGCACGATATGGGCAAACCTAGAGTTTCGCCGCAAGAATGAAGCCATCGCAGCAGAAAGAGCCGCAGCAGAGCGGTCACTGCGCGCACAGCAGCGAGAGGAGAATCGCAGCAAATACGATGGCGATGACCCGATTGACGTATTCAACCAGCGTCACACCATATGTGACATCATGCTTAAATACGGTTATGAGCGCAAAGGCCGATCAGACAGCTATCGCAGCCCAATGCAGTCAAGCGGATCGTTCGCCACGAAGGACTTTGGCACGCACTGGGTCAGCCTCTCCGGCTCCGACAGAGCATCCGGCATCGGTCAAGCCACTGGCGAGTTCTGCTATGGTGACGCCTTCGACATTTGGGCGCACTTTGAACATGGCGGCAGGATGTCAGATGCCGTCAGAGAGTACGGTAAGGAAATCCGGCCAACGCCAGCCAAACAGAGAGAAGAGATCGTGAAAGCAGCCGTGGACCATTACTCTGACTTTGATATTGTCCCTGACGCAGAGCCAGAGCCAGTGCAGCCTAAAGCTACAATCATCACACCTAACGCCGAACAGAAGCCGATCTTCTGGCTGAAAGACGCCGAACCAGTGTTGACATCATCCTACATGATTAAAGGCTGGCTGGGCCGAGGTCAGATGTCAGTGGTCTATGGGCCGTCCAACGTAGGCAAATCGTTCTTCTGTCTTGACATGGCGCTCTGCATATCAGCCAGCGTTGAGTGGCAGGGAAGCAAAGTCAAAGGCGGACCAGTGCTATACTTGGCCACCGAGGGCGGCAACGCATTTCAGTCACGCTGCGTGGCTCTGCGCAAACAGTACGGAATAACGCACGCTCCGCTGGCTGTCAGGCCATCGCCAGTTGATCTGCTGCGCCCAGAGGCCGACCTGGCTGGCCTAATTGAGCTGTGCAAGCAGATTGAGGCTGAGAAGGGTGAACCGCTGTCCATGATCGTGATCGACACGCTATCTCGCGCAATGGCTGGCGGCGATGAAAACGGGCCAACAGACATGACATCATTCATTGCCAATGCCGATGCACTGCGCGAAGTCACAGGCGCGCACATTATGATCGTCCATCACAGCGGCAAAGACACAGCCAAAGGTGCGCGTGGTCACAGCTCGCTCAGGGCCGCCACAGACACCGAAATCGAGCTGGAAGTTGAAGGGGCTTTGCGCACGGCAACGGCCACCAAACAGCGCGATCTTGAGCCACAGCAGCCGTTCGTCTTTAACCTAAAGGTGCATGAACTGGGCAAGGATGAGGACGGCGATGTGGTCACAACCTGTACCATCGAGCAGGCCGATCCAGACGATGTGGCCGACATGAACCAGAAGCGGCCAAGCGGCGCAAACCAGAAAGTTGTCGTGTCAGCCTTCAAACAATTGCGCGGCGAAGGTATCGGCGGCGAGAACCCATCTGGCCCAGGCTGGCCCGAAAGTGGGCGCTTCTGGTGCATCGATGAGGAGAGTTTGAGGGAGTTTGCCAGGGGTAAAATGACCTCCGCTAACCCATCTGGAGCCTACACGGCGGCCATCAAAGGGCTAATCTCAAGCGGCTATATGGTGCAAAATGAGGGCAAAATATGGATTTCTGCCAAGGAAGGAAGGGTCACATGATGTACGATTTTGCTACGATTTTTATGTTGTTGATTTTACACAGTATAAACACGTTTTTCGTATTTTTCGTAGGTAATCGTAGTCAAAATCGTATGATTGGACATGACCTACGAAGAATACGATTTGCCTTTAGGGCAATCGTATTAGTATGTCGGGAGAAATTTAATGGCTAAAAAGACAGCCAAGGCGAAGACAGCGATGGCTAGTCGCGGAACCTTCGAAAGCAAGCACACAGATCATGCCAAGCCGATCAGCTATAAGGTGGCTGCGGCGGTCGAGCCTTTCACCTTCGCGTCAGCAGCGGCCAGCAAAGTGTGGGGCGATACGCTGGTCCATTGTGTGCCGCCATCTTACGCGCTGAGATACCGTGAGCTGCGTGGCGACCTGGATGCCGCAATGGTTGCCGAGGATCACGCACTTTGCGTTGAGCTGGCCACCAGCTTGATTAAGGCGCTCAAGATGATGAACATCAAAGCTCGCCAGGATGGCCATGAGCCGCCAAAGGTTGACGGGCATATCTGTGAGTGGGGTGAGAAGATATACTGCTTCCTCGCCAGCGGAGATATAAGCGCCGTGAGGCGCGCAAACAAGAATTGGACCGTCTACCACCTGTCTGACGTTTGTGCCGTCTTAAACGCGCTTACAGACGATCTGGTGGCCCCTGTGGTAAATGAGTTCCCCAAAGCCAAGATCACAGCGGTCAGAATGTACGATGACGAGATTAACTTTGAACCAGCGGGAGAGTGAAATGAAAGACAACGTGAGAACACAGGTGCTGAAAGAGGCGTCCCAGCTTATTAACGGCCAGCGTGCAGCCGACTACGGTGACGCAAGCGAGAACTTCGGCTGCATTGCAACCATGTGGTCGGCATATCTTGGCTACCCTGTCAGCGCGGCTGATGTTTGTCACATGATGGCTTTGCTGAAGATCGCCAGGTTGCGCAATGGCAGGCACTACGACTCAAGCTGTGATGGCGCTGGTTATTTGGCGCTGGGCGCTGAGTGCGATCAAGGTGAGTAGAATTTTGCGCAAATATGTGATAAGTGAC